GATCGGCGGGTTGATCAGGTTCTGCACCTGCTGCGTCACGTTAGCCTCCACCTCGGCCTTGTCAACTCCACTCGCCCAACACCAGTTGAGCACGTCGTCTTGAGTGAGATCGGCGTACGGGATAAAGGTGCCGCCCTCGACGACCGCGAAGCCGCAGGTGCCGTACACGTAGCTCGAATACGCGCCATCGGTGCCGGTGCACTGCCAGTGGGCGGTCACAACGTAATCCTGCTTCCCGTCAACAGAGGGGATGCAGTTCAGTTGTTGGATCTGCCATACGATATTCATTGCTCAGACTCCTTCGGCACTTGTGCCTCGGCCTGCTCCTTGATCTTCACTACAAGCGGCCACGCGCCTGACGAGGTGGGAAGCTGCCCCAGCACCTGCAAAATTGCGTTGACTTCATCGACAGATAGTTTGAGATTGATTTCCATTACTTACCTTCCAATGCGGCGACTTTTGCCGCGAGTTCTTGAATTGATTTGACCAAAATCGGAATGAGCGTTTGATACGCCACGTTAAGGTGTTTTGGTCCGGCCTGCACAACACCGTCCACGTAGTCTTTACCAGCCAAGATCGCCTGCAATTCCTGCGCAATAAATCCAGGTTGTGTGCTCTGGTCCTTGGAGTAACCCGGCTTGTACTTAAACGTCACCGGGCGTAACTGGTTGATGACGTTCAATCCGTCATTCAGTGTCGTAATGTTGTCCTTCAGTCGAACATCAGACCCGTTGACATAGGCTCCCGCGCCCCATACGCCGGTGCCGTTACATTGGAGATTGTATGCGCCGTTGTCGGTCGTACCGCCGATCAGCCACTCACCGGCCGCCGTTACGCGACCACGCTCGCTTCCTGCGGTGATGAACCTAATGATCGTATCCGCGCCAATCGCTCCAAAATAACACGCTCTTGTGCCACCGCCCTCATAGGCAAAGTATCCGTATGTGCTGGTTGCATCAGAGTCTCGTAAATACAACGCAGCACCCGTCGTACTTTGCATATCAATGCAACGACCAAATCCACTTGAGTCCGTTGGCGAAGCCGTCCCAATACCGACGTTGCCAAGATGGTCAATACGCATCCGCTCGACGGGGGTTGATGTAGCGTTCTGCGTTCCAAGTAAAAGCCCAGCACCAACCCCCTGACTTATGTAGCCGCCGACTGCACCGCCGTATGTGGTGCCTTTTTCTACTTTTAGCCATGTACGGCTTTCGCCAGATCCCGCAGCGTTTGAAATGAAACGCCCTGCAACGTAATCAACAGCGGCAGATGCGTTGCTGGCATCAAATAAAAATCCTGGAGAAGCCGTCCCAATACCGACGTTGCCCGACGTATCTATCCTGACTTTCTCGCTGCCTCCGGTGTAAAAAGTTATCGGGACGTAAGTTCCGGTGCCGGTTATACCGCTAGTAATGCGAGTATCCCCAGCGTTAAGTATTTGAAACGCAGCAAAACCGCTGTTTGCAGGATCGGAAGAGCCAAACGCAAGCAATCCCGCAACTGTTCCGGTTCCACTCGGTAATGCTTGTATATTTGATGAGCCGTTTGTAACGCTGCTCTGAAACATTGGCCGATTAGCAATCGTCGCATTGCTGAAGTCGCCCGTGATCCGTTGTCCGGTACCCGCGAAGTTAAAGTTACCGCCCGAGGTCACGGTCACACGAGTAGTCCCACCCGTAGCAAGGTCAAGCGTACCGTCCGTGTTACCGGTAAAAACGATCCCGCTGCTGTTGGCATTGATCGTGGACATTACTTCGTCTCCAGAGCGGCAACCTTGGCCTTCAGTTCGTCAATCATCGCCTGCTGTTCTTGAATGGCCTTAGTAAGCAGAGCCACCATGTTGCCGTAGTGAATCGCGTCCGGTTGGCCTTCTTTGTCATATGAAACAAACTCGGTCAATCCAGCGCCATGTACTTCCTCGGCAATCAAGCCGCCAAATACGGTGCCCCCGCTGTTCTTGGCCTTGTACGTTACGCTTCGTAGTTTAAGTACGTCGGCAAGGCCGTGTGTTGCGTCGGTTACGTCTGACTTGTAACGGAGCGACGAGGTTGACCGATATAATGCTCCTCCGCTGTCAACAAATACGTTAGCCGCAGAACCAGTCGTCAAATTGTACGGAGAGTTTGCTGCACTTCCTGTAAATATCGTGCCGTGGTTTTCAATATAAAAAAGATTAGTCGCAGAGGAATTTCGGAACGCTACGCAATAACTTCCCGCTGCCGAAGTTCCGGCATAAATATCTAAGCGGACGTTTGATGATCCTGCTGTACCAATACCGACGTTGCCATCGTGGTCAACACGCATCCGCTCGACGCCGCCGATGTTGCTGAACACAAGGGCTGGCGTAGAAACCGAGTCGGTTGCACCGATGTAATACTGGCCTTTGCCAGAGGCGTATTCTAATTGAATAGAGTATGTTTCACTGTTTGCACGGAGTAATGATCGCCCACCATTTACAGTCAGTTTTTGCGTTGGCGAAGCCGTCCCAATCCCGACGTTACCCGTAGAGGTAATACGCATCCGTTCGGTTGTAGACGATGCGCCATCAGCAGTTGTGTTAAAAATTAGCCGCCCCGGCATATCGTTATCACCGGGGGTGCCGTCTACTTGGGCTACAACTGAGGCGGCTACTACAAACTCGTTGCCGTCTGCTCCACCAAAAACTACAGACCCAAGCCCATCGCCGCTTTGCAATACGGTGTAGGAGTTGACATCAGTTCCGCGAGTTGCTGTTAACTCTAAAATGCCGCCACCAGCGCCCGGTGTGGTATTTCTGACAACTTGCATAGACCCCGCAACGCCAGAACCATTAACGATAAATTTTGGCGTTACGGTATCTTTATTTGATGGGGTATTCGCCGTCCCAATACCGACGTTGCCGGAGGCTGAAACAGCCATGCGGGTTGTTCGTGAGCCGGTGGCATTGTAGTTGCTAATCCACAAATCGCCCGTCGTGTCATTATCGCGACTTATGTCCCAGTAATAATTGGAAGATGCCCCAAACCTAATCTGTGTCGTACCAGTAGCGGTATAAACAGAAAGTTTTGAATCAGGCGAAGCCGTCCCAATACCGACGTTGCCAGACCCATCAATCAACATGCGGGTCGTACCGCCCGTGGCAAGGTCTAGGGTGCCGTCAGTGTTGCCCGTCAGCGTGAGCGCTGTCGGTGTCGTAGAGCCTGCGTTAATCGTACTCATATCACTACCCAGCGCTGGCCAGCAGCGACCGTGATGGCCACTCCAGAGGAGACGGTGTGCGGACCAACGGTCAGGCCGTTGTAGTCGGCGGGGAACGTATAGTTGCTAGCGGAGATGTCTTTGTTGAGCACGATGCCGTTCGAGGCCAGTAGCTCCTCGCCCGTGATCGAGCCGGCTACCGTGACGTCGCCCAGCAAATCCTCATTGACCGATTTCTCAGACGGGTAGGTAACAAAGACGTTCTTTACGCCGGCGGTAAAATCCACCAGCGAACCGGAGTTACTGGACGACAGCACCGTGGTTCGCGACAGGGTAGTACCTGACGACGTGTACGTGCCCACGCCCACTTCCCATTGACCGCCCGTTTGAGCGGCAATGACGTAGTAGGTCTCGTTGCCGTTACCAATAGCAGCGAACGACTGGAAGCCGGTGACAGCACCGGCTAGGGTTATTGTTCCCGTGCCAGTGCTAGTCGTGGTTTCCTGAACGCGATCCTTAAGGACAAGGGCCATGTCGACCCCCGTTAAGCGATACGGATAATTGCGTTCGTCGCGTCAGCCGTCGGGAAGATGATCGTGAACGTGCCGTTGGTCGAGGTCTTTGCACCACCGAAGTCCAGCACGCAAACGGCCGGATCGCCTGCCGCCGAGTCGTTGTAAATCAACGCACCGTAGGCAGTGATCGTCGCGCTCGTGAACGACAAATCCGCGAAGTCCGTGAACGCCGTCGTACCGCTCGAGGTCGGCGTGACGTTCGTCAACGTGCCGCCACCTGTCGAGTATGAACCCGAAGGCGAAACCTCGTTCGTCGACGTGTAGGCCGTCGTGGCAGCCGTGAACGACGCGCTGTTGTCGTACAACGCGAGCTTGAAGGTGTTGCCCGTGCTCGCAGTGAAGTTGTGTACAGCCTGCATCAGCTCCACCTTGAAGCTGGTGCACATGTAATTGCCTGAAAATGCCATCTCTATTCTCCTAACAAATGGACCAGCTCTGGATGTCCCGCCTCACGGAGCTTGTTAGCTACCGAGATTCGATCCTGCTCGACGGCTTCCTTCAAATAGAAGGCGACCACCTGTCTCACGCTCTCTTTGAACGCTATCGCCTGCTCGCGAATGGCCGGGTGAGACTGATCGCCAACATAGACGATCTTGTCAGCCGCTCGCTGGGCAAGCTCTTCCGTCGACCACCCACGGAACTGGGTAGTTTGTACTTGTACCCCGCCGACGAGGACGGGCGATGAAACATTGATCATGGACCGGGCGACTCCGATTTAAGCGGCATACGAATCATACCATCGCGGTACTCGTCGCGGCGGCGGCGTCCCTGCTGCTCGATGCCCAGGCCCTGTATCGCTTCGCGATACGAATTGCGGAAGTACTGGAGCATGTTGTCCGGGCCCTTGGTGTAGCTGTAGGCCTGAATCAAACAGGCATAAAGCAGGGCTTCCGGAGCATTCGTGCTGATCCAGGTCGTCGGGGTCGCCGGCGACAACTGCGCCGGGCGGTAGATGTAGCCCAGTTCCACCACGTAGTTTGAGTTCGGGGTGGGTGCGATGTAGAACGTGTTTTGATCCCACACCGAGTAGTACTTGGGCACGCCAGTCGTGTTGCCGTTCGGCCAGTATTCCTTCATGAACGACGTATCACGGAAGTCCAAGAAGATTTGGTTGTTGTTTGACGTGATCATCATGTACCGGTGGGTCAGGATGTCACTCGGGGCGGTCAGGAATTTGTTGCCTGACGTCATGTTGGCAGTCGCTTCGAGCTTGAACACGTCAAGATCGATCTCGCGAAGAATCTGGTTCTCCGCCATCGTGATGAACGTATTGATCACCGCATTGGTGAACACGTTAGAGTTCACCTCGGTGTAGTTCCGAATGTTCGTGACTAATTCGTCGTACGTCATGATGTAGCCACCAGAACTGACCCCACTACGCCTTGAGCGATCAAAGCCTGGCCCTCGATGTAGGGCCGCATATCGTTCGTGTTACGGGCAGAGCCGTAACTCTGAAAAGCCGTAAAGCCGGGCGCGCCAACGTACACGGAAACAGGTTCAATGCGATCGGGCCTCGGATCACGCAGAGCGATCGCGTCACCACGGTAACGCAACGGCTCAAGCTGCGGCTCCTTCGGCTCGTAGTCGTCCGGACAAACCATGTACCCCTGCCAGTTCTTGCGCAAGGTGTTGTAGGCATATCGCTGCCCACAATAGTCGCACAGACCGTAGGAGAATTTGCCAGTTGCGTAGGCCACTTAGACCCCCATGTCTGGGATGAACTGCACACTGGCAGTATCCCGATCTTCCATGGCGGCGCGGTTGAAGTCCTCTTCGTAAATCGCCTTGAGTGCCGCCGTACGATCCGGCGCAAACTTCAACGACAACTGGTAAGCCAGTCCCGACGCAAGACACGGCAGGAAGCGAAAATTAATGTCCGCATCATTGGTGTACGCGCCAGCGTCCTGAATCCGACGGATCTTGTAGTACACAAAGGTGTACGTCTGATCCGCCGCCGGATAGAAAAAGACCTTTGTCGGATTAGCGCGCTGCACGTAAAACTGTGCCGGACGCGCTTCCGAAGTCTTGTCGGGAACGTTCAAGTAGTCTTCACGGCTGATACGTTCAATGTACACGTCGCTATTAATGCCTTGGCTGTTTTGGCGAATGATCGCCTCCAAGACGTTAACAGTATCTGACGGTAGCGTGATCTCGTTGACCCCCTGAGTCAGGGTGTACGTGGCCTGCTCAATGGTCCAAAGATTCAAGCCACGATTGGCCCAATCCAGAAACAGCAAATTGAGCGAGCGACGTGCGGAGTTGAGCTGATAGCCGCTCGTCGGCCGCATGCCGCAACGCTCAAATGCTTCTTCAACCAAATCATCAATCGATAGGTTGAAGTCTGTTGTGCCGGAGGTAGGCATCGATTAGCCGCAAGATCCGCCGTAGCGCATCTTTTTGACCTTCTTCTTGGCCATGCCGCCCTTCTTGTAGCCGCGAGCCATGCCGCCGCCCATCATGCCCATGGCCATCTCTTTGTGCTGGTTGATAGCACCGCCCTTAGAGGCCATGACGACCTTACCGGTCTTCATGCTGGGCTCCGACACCATGTGGTTTTTGGGACCTTTTCCAACAGCGCCACCACCGCGAACGGCTGCGCCCATGCCACGTCCGGCCATGTTACTTACCCCGCATCGCGCGACCGCGCGCGTCCTTGCTGTTGCTCTTCATGGCACGGCCTTTCTTATCGGCCATACCACCCTTCTTCATCTTACCGACGCCATCAGCAGCGAAAGAAGGAACCTTCTTACCGCCCTTCATGACCATCTTGAGTTTGCCAGGCATTGTTAATCCCTCGTAGTACGAATTTCGTCAAGTTTAGCTTCAAGACGATTGAATCGTTGGTCAACATGCGCGACAAACTTCTCGATTCTATCGTCCACTTCTCTGCGAGTAATGTGATCTCTCGCAATCTCCTCACGGGTCCGGTTGAGCAAAATATTCAGCCGAGCCAGTTCATCAAACTTACCCTTTAGCATGAATCCCATCCCGGTCACTATCGCTGACAGGATGATGTTCCAGATCATGATTTCCATCGACTAACACTTCCATCGCCGACGGGCCTGCCGGATCCGGCTGTTTGGATCCTTGGCCGCTTCTGGGTACATCTTCATCTGGCCGGCGGAACGTGCACAAAACGACTTACGTCGCTTTGCCCGAGCAGGGCCCGGATTCGATTCCGTCACGGCCGTCTGAAGTTTGCTGCCGGGGTTGGCTTTGCGATAGGCGGCAACGCCTTTTTTGGTCATGCCGGCACCTTGCTTCGTCGGGCGGAAGTTACCGCTCTTGACCGAAGTTTTGATGCCCATGCCCTTGCGTACAGCGCCGCCGCCACGCATAGCCACCCCCATGCAACCAGGCATTAGGCTGGCGCTCCACCCACGTACAGCACGGTGACGCTCAACACTTGCGCATCGGCAAGCGTTACGTACACGCCGTCGGTGGCGAGGATCCCGTCATCTGGAATGATGAGGTCATAGGCTCCGGCAGATGCCGGAGTCTTGATGTCAAGGATCGTCGTGCCACTGACCCCACCCGTCTTAAGGGTGAAGCCTGATGCCGTACCTGTGTTGGTGAAGTACACGCCTTGCACGCGTGTGCGGCCATTCACCGCGTCGCCGGTAGCGACAACGGTTTTTGCCTTAACGTCACTAGCGAAGCTCATGGCGAGCCTCCTATTAGGCTACTTTGAGAACGGTGACTCGGAAGGAGCCAGAGGCCGGGTCGATCGGAGAAGCCGTCACGTTAGCAACGCGAACCTTAACGGTGTTCGCAGCAGAGACGTAGCCCGTCACAACAAGGCCCGACTCGATTGCAGCCGGAGGGCCGACCATCACGACGTCGCCCACGGCCGCGCCAGTCACGGTGATGCCAGACGAGTCAGCGGTGGTGTTGGCCGAAAGAGAAGTAAAGTCGATCGTCGAAGTCGCCGTCAAAACAGCGGTAACGACGGTGGTACCGGAACCGGCGATGAAGCCATTGGTCGAGATTACCGGACCGGAAAAAGTTGTATTCGCCATCGAATTGTCCTCACATGCGAGTTCGGTGCGGCTGTCTGCATGTCGTCAGCCGGGGAGGCTGTCAGACGCACCGGGTTATCCCCGGAAATTTGACTATACGTGAATAACGTGCATAGAGAAAGGGGGCCTTGCGGCCCCCTCTCGTCTGCTTTTTAGGCAGCGCCAGGCGATCCGAAGATGCCACGCGGGTCGCTGAAGCCGAAGCTGTAGCGCTCGCGAGCCTTGTACCGCACGTTGCCGGTATCGAAGTCGCCCTCGAAACCAGTCTTGATGGCAACACGCTGGAACATCTTCATGCCGTTCGGGGCGTCGGTCTTGATGAACCAAGCGTCCGGGTCGGTCAAGAAGTGGTTCACGGTGTAGCCCTGCGGCACCATGCCCATGTTCTTCACGGCGTTGATGTCGTTATCCGCAGTGCCAACGCGCAGCGTCGACTTGAGGATACGGTCAGCCGTAAACATGAGTTCCTTCGGGATGATGAGCTTCAAGCCCTGAACAGCGATCTTCAGGCCGCGCTCGTCGATGAACGCAGCGATGTCGATCAAAGCCTGCTCAAGCGAGGTCTCGCTCAGGTCAGCAGCCGTGGTGAGCTCGTTCTTCAGATCCGGACCCGAGAGGGTCGGGTGATCGAGCGCACACAGCGGCTTTCCGTCGCCGCCGATCGAGGTGTCGAACGCGCCGTTGAGCACGCTGGCAGCCTTAATCTGCTTCGTCTGAGCCATCGAACGGGCCAGCGCCTTGGTGTAACGCGCCGAGAGTTTGTCGTAGAGGTTGTCCTCAACGGCTTCCTCGGTGAGCGAAAACGCCAGAGCGACGGTCTCGTGGGTGTAGCGCGAGGTGTAGACTTCCTGCGCCTGGTCGTATGCAACGCCAGCGCCTTCCGTCTTCACCGGAGCTTCACCGAAGCCCGACTCCATGACCTCTTCTTCGAACGCACGATCCGAGGTCTCCACCGAGTAGATCTCGGCGTGCTCGTTCTCGTAGTTCTTGTACTCAAGGCCGAACAGAGCATTCAAGCCCGGCTCGAGTTCCTTGACTAATTGTGCACGTGAAATAGCCATTTTTTATGCCCCTATAAATCAGGTTACGGCCTTGACGCCGGTGCTGCCGTACAGGTGCTCGTTGATTTTCACAACGACCACGGCAAAGTTCCCCAGCTCGTTGCCCGGAACATTCCAGAGGCCAACGATCTTGAGGTTGAGTGCCGCCGTATCAGCGATGGTGGACGAATCCAATTCCATCGTCGACACGCCCGTGGTGGTGCTGCCGCCCGTTCCAACGACGTCAGCGTTCTTGCCGATATCGGCCTGCTCGATGTCCTCGTCGGCCTGGACAATGAACAACTGACTCGGGTCGTCAAGCACGTCGGCAACGATCTTGCCGGAGGTGATGTTGACGCTGCCCGGATAGTAGTTCTTCCAAGTCGGCTTGCCCGTGGTCGGGTCGACATAGAAGCAACCGTTAAAGACGCCCAGCGCCGCAGCGTGCGTAGCCGGAGCGAACTTAACGACATAACCGTTAACGATCGTCACCAGGTCGCCCTGGAAAATCGCACCTGATTGATTGTCCGCAATCTCGTAACCGTACTGCTTCTGGGCTCCAGTCGCAGACAGATTGCCGAGAGGACGGAAACCAAAGGCTTTATCTACGTTTGCCATTTGATTAATCCTCTGAAAAAGTTATTCACTGGCTTTTTTAGAGCCGCCGAATGAAACGCGAGATCTACGGGCCGGTCGCTCAATCTGCATGCTCGAGTGAGCGTTGCTTTTCATGAGCTCGTTGTCCGCAGCCTGCATTTGGTTGCTCGCTCGTTCGCGGTAATACTTGTTGCGCTCTTCAACCGTCTCTTCCGGGATACGTGCCAGAAGCAGACCTCCCACGCTGATCACACCAGCGTGTCGGCCATCATCCGTCGTTGAGACCGGAAAGTCAGGGTACTCGTCTCCACGAACCAGCTCGTACCCCTCACGGAGACGACCTGCAATGTTCGTGCGGTCTTCTACCCCACCTGCCGATGCCCGAATCCAACGATGTTTGTATCCCATAGGAGCTGGTGGCGCATCAAGACGGGAAGGGGGTGCCCACGGCCGGCGTCGCGCGTTCTTCGTACGAGATTCGGTCTCACGCGAAGCGCGGTTAATAGAAGGCAATTTGACGTCCGACATGTGTTACTCCTTCACGTACTTGGCGTATTCCTCGAGAGGAACACCCAGCTTTTTAGCAATTGCCACTTGACTTGGGGTCAATTTGACAGTGCGGCGTGCTGTGTTGTTGATCCCGGAGGATCGTGAGGCAGGCGCAACCGTTTGCACGTTACGGCCCCTGCTCTGCGTATTTGAGCCAGTATCCCCAAACTTCTGGGGAAAAGCGTCTC